AAGGTAAAACCGGCGGTGGCGTTACGCATCGGAATTATGAAAGTTCGCTGCTGACGAATCTGTTAGGAAGTCAAGGTACTTCTGACAGATCGCAGTGGCGGTATCACCAGCCGGTGTACTGCAAGACATTTACCGAGACGCAGAGATCCGCCACGCCGGGTCTGATGTCGTCTCCACTGCGGTACATCTACAGAGGTTCCGCTACGTCGTATGCATATAACTATGGTGGTGAGTTGCTTGCTAATAAGGGTGGGTTTGAGTTGTTGCCATACGAAAGTCCTGATCCGACACCAATAGGGCCTGTGCAGGGCACACCCACCATGGGTCAAGCGGTCATCCCGCCAGAAGGAGTTGGTGCAGGGGGCACCGTCACCCGCGTTATTGGCATTATTGGCGATGAGGTTAATGCCGTTGTGCAGGAAGACGTTGAATGGAGCATCCCAATTCTCCCGCCTGAAGAACTTGGCGGCGACTGGAATGGCAAGTTTGTATACTTTATAGTTTCTCTCCCAACAGGTGAAAAGCAAATTACTGATCCAATCACCACGATTAGATTTGATCCGTCTCAGTTCACGTATGTGAGATGGACAGGAGAGGTGTACGGTCGCCCGCCGGGGACTACACGCCAGCAGCGGACAACAAACTGGGTAGCAATTCCCGCTGGTGGCTCTTTGGGATGGACCGGGTTTGGGCCTCCAGCCGCCTGGAATACTGGTGGTTCGCAAACTTGCGCCAGCTTTCCCTATGGCGATCTTGGATCGGTTTTCGCACCTGTTTTGAATGTATACAACAGCAGCGGCGACGTTCTGTTTGGCTTAACAGGCATCAGCGTGGGGACATGCTTATTTATTCCAGACTATCTACGAGACTCTGAAATCTGGCGGGAAGTTCTTGGGCAATGGGAGTTTTCCAATAATGCCAGTACCGTCCTTGCCACATGGGATGGCAGCTTTTAATCACGACTGCCTTTCCTGCATGGAATGGCTTAGAAGGCTGCGGGAATAAACCAGAAGATTTTGTTAAACGAGGTTTCTGCAACAAGTACTTTCTGTTTTTTTACTTTTCCAGCTACATTAAATATGTAGTTCTTCGGAGGTTGGCGCTTTGTTCGTCGACAATGATTTTCCGAAGCTGCTCGGTGCAGAACTCTACCGTCCCCACCCCGCTTATGTGGTGGAAATGGCGGCAGAGCCCGTGGTTGTTCATGACTTCTCAAAACAGCCAGGCCAGACTGTGCAGCTGGACAGATACAGATTCTGGGGCAACCCTGGATCTAAAGAATCTCGCGAGCGTACTGCAGAGCAAACGATTGGCACTGCAAACAGCAGGAACATTGTCAAGGACAAAGTTCTTGTGACGCTCAGAGAGTACACCGGCCCTGCGGATCCGAGTGATCCTACTCAGCCTAGTACTTTCAAGATTGCCAGAGAAACGCTGATTACCGCGCAGCGTTTACTTTTAGACACTGGTAATCTGACCGCGTTCCATCAATCTATTGGTTCTCTGACTCTGTTAGATGACTATAGAAGATGGCGCGACCGGGTGTTCATCAACGAACTTCTGAAGGCTGTTTCGAAAGGTCAGTCTTCTGATTCCCAGGGCGGCTACTACTACCCTGGCGACCTTGCCGTTGGTTCGCTCACCTACGCTAACGCCGAACAAGCTAAGTTCGACGTTAAGGATGACCTCCTGCGCGTGGTTAAGTCCCTGCGCAAGCGGAATACTCCGACCTATCAGGATGGTTTCTACAGATGCGTCTGTGATCCCACCTTCCTCATGCATCTTCGCCAGAACTCTGACTTCAGAGAAGTGGCAAGATACCCTGGCAATGGTCAGATCAACCCCTTAATGTCCTCGATGCAGCCTAATGCTGCCATCTACATGGGCCAAGGGTTTGGTCAAGCTACTTTTGTGGCTGGTGAACCTATTATGCCAACAGGGTTTGTGTTTGAGGGCGTCAGATTCTTCGAATCTACTAATATGCCTTCCCAGACACAAACTGCTACGATCGCTTCTACTAGCGCTTCGTACGAAACCGCGATCGGTATGTTCTTCGGCCCGCAATCTGTCGGCGTGGGTATCGGCGGCAACAATGCCCAGGTGCTCCTGAATAACAACGACGATTTCAGCCGCTTTATCATGATGATCTGGTCCCTTTATGCCGGATTTGAGTTGCTGAACGCCGATTTCGCAACCATCGCTTACTCCTTTAACGCTTGATAGGAGGAACTAACGATGGCTATTAACCCCAATCAGATTGCAGTTACCAAGATCTATCCTGGTAACTACACAAACGTGCTGAAGTACTGGCACGAAACCAAGTCGGTTGATTTTCTGAATGAAAACGGCACTGCCGAAACTCTGACGAATCAACCCGTTGGCGGTCCTGTCGGCGTGGTTTTCCGCCCCGGTTGGATTGCTCAACAGGCTGTTGGTTACGTTGACCTGTCTTATCAGGCCCTCGGTTCCGTCAACCAGCTTGAGTACTACACTCAGCCCTACGCTTCTGGCGACTCCTCGAACAAGCCGTTTACTAACGGCACTGTGATCATCCCCTCTCCGGATTATCACAAAGATGTTCGGGCTGACATCACCACTGGTATCACAGTGCCTTCCGGTGCTTTTGTGTACCGTGTGGGCCTCCGTGTTGACGGTGGCGATGTGGTCAGCAGCGGCGTGACGGGTGGTTCCGCTACTCCTCAACTGGGCCTCGGCCCTGGTCTGGGTATCGGTCTGACCACCACCCCGAGCCCTAGCGGTTTCTACGCGACGATTGTTGGTTCTAACAGCCGAATTGAAAACGGCTCTTACAACTCTTCGAACGCGATTAACGGTGCTAACGCGCACCAAGTTACCGTTGCGACTGAGTATGCTCTTGCCACCGTGGGCAACCTCGGCGGTTCGGCTGCTTCCGGTCTGGCTCAAGCTTCCGGTGTTTACGATCCTCGCGCTGGTGTCGGTAAGCTTATCGGCAAAAATAAAGCCCTCGCTATCTGCGAAGTGTGCTGGATCGTGCCTGATGAGCCTCCGAAGCGTGATGACGTTGTACTCCAACCGGCTGGTCTGGTCGAGTCCAGTGTCTACACAACCACCACGCCTGCCTGATCTAAATCAGAAGGTTGGTTTAAAGCCCCCTCACATGAGGGGGTTTTTTAATGCTTAGCGCTATACTTAATCAAGTTAGTATCCTCATAATGACAGTCGCCGCTACACGGGAGTACACCTTCACCCCTAATGGTGTGAAAGTCTCCATTATCAGTACTCATGATGACGGTGAGTACTTTATGGTTAAGTCCCTGACGACTGGGCGCGTTTTCTTTGCACATAAGAATCAGATTGAAGAAAAAGATGTAGAAGCGGATCCTGACGAAAAACCCGTTAAGCGCAGGCGTGGTCGGCAAATAGTTCGACCGGACGTTCCGGCGCTCACACGAGTCAACATCAACTCTGCGACCCCTGAGTTGCTGACGCAAATTCTCAAAGGTATCGGGATGAAAACCGCCATCGCTATTAAAGAACTTCAGCAGTCTCTTCCTGGCGAGCGGTTCACTAAACTCGATCAACTTAAGTCAATTTCGAATATTGATTGGGACTCTGTGTTAGAAGGAGATATTGCTTACGTCGAGTGAAAATCTGACTAACTGTTTAGAATAAAGACAGAAGCGTTTCTGCCCCGTGGCGCAATTTCTAACTGAAGAACTTGCGCAGATTGAACGTTACCTCCGTGAGCAGGGAGTAATTTTCAACGGGAGTTTCACAGACTCTGCTCGTTTAGATACTGTTTACGCTGCGGTCAATTCCCTGTTTCGCGGGGTTGCGCAGCTTAAAGTTTCTGCGCTTGATGACTATAACTTTGAGCGTGTTTGTTATCACTTAAACTACAATATTTCTGCTGTAAGCCCCGCAGACTATGCGAGGCTTATAGAAGCTTGTAGTAATATCCCTAGTGACTTTTATTACACTAAGGTTTTGAATCAGATCCAGCGGTGTGAAGACGCTGAGATTTACACGGAGCTGGCTTCGAATAGAGGCTCCAGCCAGCAGGAAGTTATCTTGGGCCAAGGTGACGAAGTATTGAACAGGACTATAACTATTCAAGATAACAGAAAGATTATGAGGACTTGGAGAGAAAATTATATGTTTGAGTGCGACAGGTTGTCTGCAATTCTGCACGTTGTAAACTATAAAGATCCGGTTATCGCTGAGTCTCGTTTTATCGCCACGGAGGGCGATTTCATTCAGAGTCTGCCTGGGCCAATCGATCCAGCAAGATTCGATGATTTGTATTTTTTCAACTCTTGGCGTTGATTAGACTTTACTAAAAGGAGTCGCCGTGGCTGAGTTAAGCGTCCAACAACTAGAGCAGATCTACAGCTATCTGGCTCAGCAGGGTGTCGTAACTCAACCTACGACAACCGATAGAACCAAGCGTGAGATTGTTTACGCTGCCCTTAATCAGATTGGGCGCAACCCCGGTCAGGTCTTTGGTTATAAACTTGACGACTTTAACTTCAGTCGTGTTA